CCGCCTGCAACCATTTTACCGGCATCGGCAATATGGTCACGCTCAATCTTCTTTAATTACATTGCTTTTACAAACGGAAACACTCCAATAAAAAGGCTTTCACGGTCTTTCCATGTCCGGCTCACACCGTTTTCGGAGAAACTTGCCATGTATGATTCTCCTGCCTGCGACCGGTCGTACACTGCCAAATTGACCATAATGTTTTCATAGTTCTTAACATCACTGTCAATCTGTTCTTGCGTATATGTGTCCGGATAGTTTCGTCTGCTGATAATCTCTTTTCTTGCCTGCTCTAAAAGCTGTTCAATCAAAGGGTTACATTCTTTTTCATCAAACACAACTTTATCGGACTTTTCCCCGGTTGTTTCGTCCTCTACTTCTTCTATATGAAATTGTTGTAAACGAATTTTTACTTGTTCGACAAGTGTGTATGACATAAGCGATCTCCTACAGATTAAATTTTGCAATCAGAATTTCTTTCAGCTCCGCGCCGCTTGTCGCTTTTGCGTTTTCAATTCCCTGCTCTGTGGCAAGTTTTTGCAAGTCTGCGGTACTCATTCTGTTGATTTCGGTCTTTGTATACCCAACGGAAGATACCGGAGAATTACTCTCCGGCACCTCTTCTCCTGCGTTGTACCATTTACCATTATGAATCACTATATATGGATATTTCATAGTTGCACCCCCTACTCTTCGCTATGAACCTCATATACGAATGTGCTATCCATATTCTCGTATGATGGAAGTACAACCTCAGATGCAAATATTGACATCTTCATAGGTGGTCCATACTCTGTCTTTGTAGCGACTGTAATACCTACACCATATGTTGTTACATCAACATCAGCTACTTGTCTTGCAGTTCTTTCTTCCGGTGTAGTGCCAAACCAAGTGCTTCCAAGGCTGCCTTCTGGAAGAAGTGTAACCTTGTTATCCGGGTAGAAGTACTGCTCTTTGCCATCATCATCAATGTACATCTTATCGTAAAGTACGATAGTGAGCTTCGCCCTCTTCTGTACCACCGAAATAACAGTATCATCGTCAACCTCAATAGTTGCTGTAAGGTTCTGTGCAAGAATTGAGTTTCTTATTTGTGCATTGTCAAGCAGATATTGGAATGTATTGCTGTTCATAAGTGCGTATCTAGCAATCTTACCCTGCTTCTGTAACTTCTTTCTTGCATTGTTAAGGTCTGTAAGTGGCTTTGAATTAGCTGTATCGCTCCACATGCTTGTGCCGGATAACTTTGCGTAATGGTCTTTTGCGTATGAGCCATCCTTATCGTAATCATAAGCGTACTGAACGCCATCACTTACAATAGCAATTACCGGATGACCTGCATTTGTAGAAAGAAGCGACATTCTCATACGCTCCGGTACAACTTCCGCACCGCTTACAAGGTTGTTAGTATCGTCATATACGCTTGATAAAGCACTCGCAAGGTAAGGGTCGTCTTCTGATTGAATACGCTCGATTTCAAGCATTTCCTCTTCACCAACTGTCATTCCCTCACGGAAAAATGCCATCTGCGTTTTTTCCTTACTTAATCCGCCTCTAGCTCTAAGAGTTGGGATTGTGTCAAAGTTAGATGGTGCAAGCGAAACCGGTAAACCCTTGTGTGTCTTAATCCAACTTAAATCAAGTCCCTGCTTCTTTCTTTCTGGAAACCACTGTAAACCAAGATAAGGTATCTGATTACTAGCGTTTTCTGTTGCCGATAATGCAATAGACTTACTGTCTAATACTTCATTGATTAACATCTATTTACCTCCTGTTATTATTCAAATACAATCATTGGAAGAGCTGTTTTAACTGCTGCGTCATATGTAACGCCGGAATTTGCTTCTGCTACTTTCGTGTTAAGGTATGCTTTCTTGAGCAGTACTCCTTGTGGTCTGTCCTCTGTTACATCAAATCTCAAAATGCCCACTACTGTAGCTGTATTGTCAGCCTTGCCATTTGCTCCGATTGGAGTACCTGCTTTGACAATCTTCTTGCCCTGTGCGTTTTTAGTTGTTACACCATCAAAATCAAGCGTTAATGGGATTGCTTCATTAGGCTCTCTCTTTAAAATCTGAACATCTCCTGCGTATAAAGTCTTTTCATACTGCATATTCATTTCCTTTGCCATTTCTTACCTCCTGTTATTGTTGAATGTAATGTGATAAAACATCATTGTTCTTAGGTGCATTAGATATAAGGCTTTCTGCTATCTTTTCAGCATTTGTCTTATTATCTGCACCGGCTTTATTACCGCCAGCCGTTCCACCGCCCGGATTTGTACTGCCTTTAGCAATTTCCTGTTCCTTGGCTTGCGCTGCAGCGGTCTCTTTTTCAGAGATAATCTTTCCAAGAACGTCATAATCAAAGCTGCCATCGTCTTTTACGATTTGTGCTGCCTGCTCTGCAGTAACATTAAATTTAGATGCAGCATTGGCTCTCTGCGTAGCTATTGCCTGCGCTTTTTCAAGTTCCGCGATTCTTGCATTGGCTTTTTCGAGGTTCTTATTTGCCTGCTCGACTTCCGTAAGCTTTCCCTGTTCGATATCATCGAGCTGCTTCTGCAACTCTTCAGCTTTGTCAGCCTTTGTCTTGTACTCGTCAGCCTTTGCTTTGGCTCTCTGTACGGAACTTCCGTAATCTGCCATGATCTTGTCCGCGTTTTCCTCGCTTAATCCCATAGCAATCAGATCTTCTCTCTTCATTCATTACCTCCGATATGTCATACGAATTTTTATACGGTGCAACGACACCGAACGACATTGTTGATTTTTACGCTCACAACTTTGCGAATTTTTATAAAATAAAAACAGCCGCCGATTACTCGGTGACTGTCTTATCTTTGTTTGTCTGGCTCTGTGTGCCATCTGTATTCATTTTATTTATCAATTCCTGTGCTTTTTGTTCCTGTGCTTCTACATCATCAATGGTTTTCCACAGATTGTCCAAGTATGGCTTTGACAACAGGAATGTCTTTTCTGCATCTCCCCAAAGCCCGACAGATTTAATTGCCACAAGCGGATGAATACCGGCTTGTAAAAGCTGATATAGGGTCTGCGACTTGGTATACATATTGTCTTGTGGGCTATGGTTTATCTGAACATCAAAGTCGCGCAAACTCAATCCTAAGTCGTGATCCTGTATACGAATCACGTTCAAAACAACTTTCGCAAGTCTTTTTTCAGCCGACTTTACAATTGGGTCTTTTAGTTTGGCTCTCGACTTCGAGAAGTCCCATCCGTTTCTTAGCTCAACCGCTCCCTGTGTATCTCCACCGGAATTATTGTTGTTCTTATTCGGTATGGCAAGAATGGACTGTGCATTATCCCATAAATCATCCTTTGCAACTTGGCACTCTGTCTGATTCAACTCTTGTGTCATAATGTCAACATCTGATTTATTCTGCTCATTATTGGATTTTACCGTCAGCGCATGGGAACTCTTCATTTTTTCAAACGTTTCCGGGTCAATGTCGCAATTTACAAACTTTATCCAAAACTGAACAAACTGCTCAACACCATCCATTCGGTTTGACTGCATTGTATTGATTGCATCCAATAGTCCGATCACAAGCTCAATATCAGAAATGCGCTCATGGTTATTCGGAAACTCAACAATCGGGATTCCACCAAAACCATGCAGTTTCCAATCTCGAACCTCTCCGTTTACAATCTTGCATTCGTAAGAGTCCGTGTAACAGAGTTTATACATCTTCCCATCGGCATCCTTAAGCTCTTGGATTGCTAAAAGTGGTTCTTCTGTGGATTGGTTATAAATAACAAATGTATTCATTGGTGTTGGTGCAACAATTCTAAATGGTATATCTCCATTTCTTGTAATCTGCACCGCCTTAAATGACGTTCCGGTTGCTGATTGCCATTCTCCTGCCTTAATGTCCTTTTCCTGCTTATTAGCATCGGTCAGATAATCGTTAAATTCATCAACCGCATTGTTTATACGGTCATCGTCTTTCCTACTGATAAGCTGAATTGGCTCACCGTAAGTCTGACCAACCTTGAATTGAACAATCTCATAGGCATGGTTTTCAGATACCTTATTGGTTATATCCGCATTCTGTACCTTTGTTCGATACAATACAGGCTGATCGCCCTTATAGTAGTTCCACAGATACCGAATGACTGTCTTGTTGAAATAAAATGCACCAATGCAGTTTCCGATAACGTTTACGATATTGTCTGCCGTAATCTGTTCTACGTTAGCATATGCAATTTTCCTTCCGTATCTGCCTTTTACAAGGTCATGAAAATACTGTGTGTTCTTCATATAAATAAAACTCCACTACTGCAAGCGCGTTTTGGTATTGGCTTTGTTTCAATTTTGCCTGTTGCCACGCGATAAATCACAATATGATTGCATTTTTTACATTTACACGGATGATCTATCGTAGATCTCCCATCATAATGTCCGGCAATTCTTCCGCAATCCGGGCAATATATAGTTACTTTTTTCATAGCAACCTCTTTCTTGTAAATAAAAAACACCGCCATTTCTGACAGTGCTTTTTACGGGTTATATGCTTTTGGGGTTGTAGGATTTTGTTTTTTCTACTCTTTTAGTATACCATGCAAGTTTTAGGAAATGTTGTGAAAGAGTGTGAACTATTGTGTACTTTTATGCACTCTTTTCAAGATAAATCCCGCCGAATTTCTTCTCAAACTCCCGAATAGCCTTCTTTCGGAGGTTCATGATATTTCTGTAGGAATATCCCATTTCTACAGAAATTAAATTCCAGTCCTTATTATCAACATAGTGCGCATACAGGACAATATACACATCTGTATTTTCCATACTGTCAATCTGCCCGATAATAACCCGGCGTTTATCCACAAATTCGCACACAAGTTCTTTTATCTCGTTCTGCAGGTCTGCAATTTTAGCAACAGCACTTCCCATTTTGTCCGGATCGCCGGAAGACTGCACATCAACCTCTTTGGGAGATACGGAAATGGAAGTTGCCATATTGGAAAGTTTTTGAATTTCGGACATTTTGTTTTTGATAACATGATCACATCTATTTATTTGTGAAAGATATTTGTCCGTTGTCATATCCTAATACCTCCTAAATGGGTTTACTGCCGCTTCTACCTTTGCGGTATTGTTTGGGTTCTCTATAAACATTTCAAGCTGGGTTAAACCGTCTGCGGCATCGTCATGTTCATTACCGCCAATACTTACAAACATAGAGAGTTCATCCATAGCCGCTTGATATTCGTCATTTCTGTAATATCTCGTTACTCCAAGATCTGAATCTTTCTTCATTTGTTCCTGCGTCGGTCTGTGCATATCAAGAAATATGAATTTTCTCTTAACATCACCGGAATACGCTATGATCTTCGATAACTTTTCAACCTTGTTTGGTGCTTTTCTACTTGTGCATGAGCATTTATAGTCCTGTTCCTGCAACTTTTCATCTACATATTGGCAATACAGATCTCCTCCTGTATTTCCCTCAAATCTTGTCTGCCGAATCTCATTCCCGATAATTCGTCCAACAACAAGAGGAATTGTTACCTCTTTCGGCCCCTTATTGAATACCCAATCGTAAATATAAACATCACCGTTTTCATATTCTGCCCCAATCGGCATTGACAAGCTATCGCCGCCGCCCCAGGCAACATCCACAACTCCGATTCTTCGAAAATCTCCATCCGGAAGTATTCCGTTAAATAGTCTCAAATCCGTATAAAGCAATCCTTCGCGGACATATGGTTGCTGCATAAACTTAGCCATCCATTCGGCGTTGTCAAGCTTATCTCGCATATCCCGATAGTATTCCGTGGAAAATCCGTTGATTTCATACGCGAAATTGCTTTCATCATTTTCATTAAGTGCCGGAATCTTACGGAATCGGTATTGTGGATCATGCTCATATTGCTTTCTCATGCGCTCCAACGGATCTAAAACATTCCAAAGAGTACCAACCATCAATTCCCTTGCACCGTCATTTTTACGGTCAACCATCTTGTTTAGGTACTCTTGGTATGTGTTTTCCATTCGAGTAGGGCTTAATGAATGCTCACGATCACGAACCAAGTCATCGACATATAAATATCCATCTTTCGAAACATCGACTGCTCCTGTCCATGTTCCATCAATGCCACGGCACGTTACGGTTGCGAATCTGTCCGGATCTCCAAGCGTGATCGTAAATTCGTCCGCGCTCTTGTCTGTCGGAATTGATGCGTTTGCGTATTCCGGATGCCAATAAGCAAAAAGTTCAGCAAACGTATATTCTTCCGTGGTAAAAAGATTCATCAGTTCTTTGTAAAATCCTTTTGCCAAAATACCGGAGTGACCGCCCATAGCACTATGGCTGTTTGGTCTGCGCAAAGCTACCCACGCAAGAAAGAAAATACAGATAGTCGATTTACCGACACGCGATGGCATTGACAATCCGTAAAATTTAATCTTCCGGTTTTCCAAATCTTCAAGATCTTGAGCGACTATATTCAGTGTCTTGCGGCGTGGATAATAAAACCGTTTACTCCAATTTCTTTTGCGCTCCATAAAGTAAATAAAGCTCTCGAAACGATAAAAGCTCTCTAATCGCAAGACTTCATAGAACTGATCCACAAGTTTGTATCCGCCTTTAATGTCGTGATCCTGCGCATATCGTTCAAGTTCCCATATGCTACCACCCGCGTTTTTCTGCGTATATTCGTTGATTAAAGCCTTTGTTCTTTCGGTTATAGTCAATCCGTAGTCAACATCTTTTTCCGTCCGAATCGCCACATTGCACGCTTTCAAAAGGGCATCTATTACCTGTTCATCAACGCCTTTTCTCTGTATGTAGTTTTCATATCCATTTACTGCATTGATTAACTGCTTTGAAGCCAAATAAAAAGCACCTCCGCAAAAGCAGAAGTGCCTTGACCTCTGCCTATAACTGTTTTAGGGTAGCGACTAACTCCATTTGTTAGCCGGTTGTCTTTTAATTGTAATATACCATTTTGTGGCACAATGGGCATTCACACTTGTAGTTATCGCCTTCCCTTTGATCTCCACAATATTCATATTCAGTCTTTTCCGCTTCAAAAACGGTTTTGCAATTCTTACACTCAAACTTTAAAGGTTTTCTTTCGTACCTAAGGCTGCCTTCTTTGATTATTTTCATTTCCAATGCACCTTGAACCCTTTCTTTTTATACTCCTCTACGGCTTTCTTAAGGCTCATATTGTCCTCATATTTTTCATTCAGCATAATCACCACATTGCCTTTTTCAATGCCGTATATGTTGCAATTTGCAAGTTTCTTAGCCGTTCCAAGGATAGCTTTTGCCTGCTTTCGGCTCATTTCATAGGTTTTTGTTCCCATATTAACAGTCATTTCTCATAAACCTCTCAAAATCCTTTCTGCATTTAGGGCATAAATCATATGTACGGCCAAACGGAAATAATCTGTTTGAATGAATCTCTTTAATTTCTCCCCTTACGTCTCCATCTTCAAAAATGGGACTTGGAGTAAAATAATCACCAATCGGCATAAATTCAAATTCACTTATTGGTTTTACTTTTATTTCTTTTCCGCACCTGTCGCAAGCGCGCCATTGTCTTTCATTCTTCATTCTTCATAAACTCCTCAAAATCTTCCATACACTTATAGCACAAGTCGTATGTGGTATTTAAAGTGCCATTCCTTGTAATGGAATTTCCACAAAGTATTCCTTTTTTAATTTCAGTACCACAACGATCACAAGTACACCATTCTTTTTGATGTTTCATATAAATCCCTCACTTATCACATTTGATTCCCGGAATGAATGTCCCTTTACCTACACAAGCATCTTCAAAAGTCGTAATTTCTATTGAACATCCGCAACTAACCGGGTCTAATGGACAATTTTCATGATTAATACATGTGCATAAAATTTCTTTTTCCTGTTTCATCATTTCACCAACTTTCAAACTAACCCTAGCATGCATAAAATATCAAGTTCCGATATTTCTTTTGCACCCTCTCTTGTGTGCGCAAGAATTTCTTCCGTCGAGCATTTTTCCATATCGTTGCACTTACTCTTATCAAAATTTCTCGAAAAACAGTAATGTAGACAATACCCATATCCGACTCCAAGTATAGTACCATGAATACTTTTACAGACAACATTGTAATTTTCTGTTTTTAAAATATCATGTTCTCCATCTAAGAAACATTCTTTTCCGTTGTTATCCATTTTCTTTTTGAGATATTCAAGAAAAATTCTCATGTCTTTTTCTGAATCGGAAATATACAAAATAGAATCCTTCTCTCTGTCATCAATTATTTGTTTCGATTCATTACCACAGTGTTCATACATATTACGTCAACCTTTCTAAGCACCATTCATAAACATATTTCCAAAATGCAAATCATTTAGTGCTTTTTCTAATTCGTCTTTGTACCGAAATGGGCTTAAAGGGCTTTTTATTTCTTCCCTCAATATAGGTGACATATTGTCTATCAAAATGCCTTGTGTAGCACTTGAAAGATTTTGTGGTGGCAAATCCGCTAAAGCGCATAACTCCATTCTTTTATGGTCACATTTTTCAGATTTGGGGCAACTTTTACATTTTTCTGCTAATTTACTTAAAGGTTCTGCCATCATTCCACCAACTTTCTGCCACAGATAGGGCAAAAATTAATTTTTACGGCTCCTGCAACCTCTTTTCCATCGCTATTGTCGAAAATCATGTTATTTTCAGCTCCAAAAAGGACTAAATTTCCTTTACCATCAATGATTTTCTTTTTATTCCGACAAAAATCACACATTCTTACGCCCCCAATCATAGCAAAAATCGGAATCCTCGTGAGATTCCGCGTCTTTTGTGTGTAATAAATGTAATTGAATTGATATGGCATGGATTTGCACCATGCATGATTAGTGCACTTCTCGTCATCTAGGTTGCCGGTTTCAACGAATTATCTTACGGCAATAGCGTTTACCTTTTTCGCCACATATCAACGCCCGATTTTTTCGAGCAAACGCCGTACACAGGATTCGAACCTGCAAGGCGAACAAACGCCCGGCGGCTTAGCAAGCCGTTCCAATACCGTTATGGGAACACTGCAAAATTTTCTATATATCGTAAACGAACTTTCATCGTCCTATTTCCACGCTTTTTAAGTCGACAACGCTTCCATCACAAGAAAAACATCATTCATTACACCAAAACTCGTCAGCCTTGTCACATAAACAATATTTTACAACGCGTTGGGATTGCAGGAATCGAACCCGCGACAACCCGGATATAAGCCGTGTCTTCTACCACTGAATTAAATCCCAATACAATGATCGGTACGATATTTGAACTCGTGTTACCACCGTGAAAGGGTGGTGTCTTACCGCTCGACTAACCGATCATAACCGCCACGAGACGGTTAGCAATATGTTTTACGTGCTATGCGTTACACGATCATGCGCCGTGGGATAGACGCATGATAGAATACCACCGGACGGTCTCGCACCGTCCTTAACAGAATCGTCCTAGTGGCGAAAGGAGGAACCCAAATGCTTGAATCACTCAACCAAGGGTTCAAGTACGTATGGAAAACATACGTGGCTACATGAAACGTCAACATGCAACCGATTAGGCTACCGGGATTCGAACCCGGAATGCAGGAATCAAAATCCTGTGCCTTACCGTTTGGCGATAGCCCATCATTTCCAAATGACCATAATATTCATTGCAAAGATCGCGTATGAAAGCAAATAACCAATTGCGTTTGAATTGTCTTTTTGTTTTACCTGTCCTCCCATAAGTCCAAGTATTACAAGGGCATCTATCGCCGTAGCGATTATATTTAAAATCATATCAATATCTCCCATCCTCAAAGCTGTGTTCCTGTTTGAATCGTTCCATTTCATTTACGCTCATACCGAAGATCCCGGCAGATGAATCAGAGTCCGTATGTTCGAAATACTCGCCCTGCTGTGGAAACATAAACCGGAACATAGCGTAATTTGCAACATCGCACAGGTATTCAAGGTTTCCGGTCTCTTCAAACTTTGCAAGACACATTTTCAAACTTTCAACCGCATTAACATTTCCGGTGGAAAAGTTCATTCTTGCCGGTCCGTATTTGTAATACGACTGCTCAATCAGACCTTTGCGCTTTTCATCAAAAGCCGTGGAATACTCGGTTTTCATCAATGTTTCATTCATTTCCGTTTTCCCTGCTTCTGCTCCCAGAAATCGCATGAATGGCTGTATTCTACGAAATCAGCGGCATAATCGCTTTCGCCGTTTGAACAAACATAACCGTTTGTCTTGACGCATAAGCCATATTTACGGGTGCCGCAACATTCTTTACGCTCTGTCATTACACATCACCATCCTTGCGGTGTAAATCCTTTTCAACATCAAAACCATCTGGAAATCTTGCCTTTAGCTTGTCAATTTTGTCTGCATAACATCATCCATTTTAAATCCAAACGCATTGCATGCTTCTGCAATCATCCACAGGCAATCCCCAAGCTCTTTCTTTATGTGCTGATCGTCGATCTCATGCCCCTGGTACTCTTTCTGCAAAATTCCGGATACCTCTCCAGCTTCGGATGCCAGCCCAAATACGGCGTGCCTAAGCATGTCTTTTTTTACGGTCATACGGAATATTGCAAGTCCTCATAGCTAATTTCTGATACTCATTTCCGGTCATATATCATTCTCCTGTCCGAAACACTCTTTTTGTTTTTAAAAATTTTTTGGAAATGTAGTTGCGATTCGCAACGTGAAAGTGAATTGTTATAAATTTATTATAGCCTATTTACAGTGAAAGTCAATGGGTGTTGTAAGCGGCTTTTTATTTTTTGAGGTATTTGAGGAACTTAGTAGCCGCCCGGTGGTCTTTCTGTCAGACCCCCTCCCCATCCTTTTTCTGAAAACATGGAAATATAAAATATTTTCCGTTTCGTTTTGTTGTCATTGTGTGAAAACCAAATTGTTTTAATACAATTCATGTCATACCCTTGTAACTATTCGCAAAACCTAACCTTTCCGAATAGTTCACGAATAGTTGAAACGCTACAACCATTGATATTACTGCGTTTGTGAATTGTAGAATAATCACGCACAATTTAAACCGTATTATTTGCCGCTGTATCCGTGAATTGTGTGTCAATTGCGTGCAATTCTTGGCTCTTTTTCTCGTCCAATCTTGGCAGCTCCTGTGCTGTGATTGCCTTGCGCTGGGTGGCATTATCTCCAATTCCCGGCTGATTCATGCCGAATTCGTTGTTGCCCACGAACATAGTGCCTACAGGGCTGTTGGAGTCATACGCACGATCGAGGATGCAATCTTTACGAGATCGCTGTAATTTTTGCCAAATCTTAAAAGCCACCGAACTTGATTCCTCGTCTTTCCATAGGTCAAACGTTGTAGTAGGTATATTACAAAAATAACTAAATGCTACTGTACTTACCAACTTGCTGTACACATTGGATATATATATATAATAATCACAAAGCTTATATAATACCTCTCTATCATATCTATTGCAGTTAGTCGGTATAGTTGCATTACCAAGAGGTTTCAAACTCTTGTCTTTTAGTACCGATGTATCCGGGAATAAATGCATACCAACATACTGCATAACAGCTTTCCACTGTCTCTGCCCAGCTTTCAACAAATCTTCGATGTGAAATTCTATACAAGCGTTGTCTATTAAATCTTGCACAGTTGATGTATATATCTGTACTGTACCTAGATCCACTATAAGGGTTGTAAGATCTACATTCTCTACACTCTTTACATCCTGCATATACTTTTCGCACCTCCAATCCGTTTTATTTCTCTCTGCTTTTGGTATACACTATTTTCGGGCTTAAAGTCAAGGCTTAATTTTTTACAGTGGCATTATATACTTACGCCGCGCGCGTATGCGGATATACATTTACTATAAACCTATAGACTTTAAATACAGTGTATTATTATTAATTTAAAAGATTAAGAAAAAGAGAGAGAAAGAGAAACATAGTTCTGAAAAAGCGACGTCAGACGATTGTGTCGTGTTATGTCAAACGATTGTCAGACGATTTTTACCAAAAACTGATACTATTCTATCATTTTTGTACTTGTCAAAGACCTAATACAACTAGCCTTGTTTATAAAAATTTAAGAGAAGTTTTATAGTTCGTTTACAGTTTTTCGGAGATTTTGTAAGATATGCCCAGGCGCGTTGTTTATTTTGGACATGACAAAAAGAAAAGGCAGCCGGAAAAGCTGCCCTTTGCTTGCATTGATTATATAATTACTATGTGTTACAATTTATTTGATTGAGAGCGGCGGCAAGTCCGCCCTCCCTTTCATTCCCTAAAACCTAATCGTTAGGCTTTTCTTTTTTTGCCATGTTGCGAACCTCATCTATTGCTTTTTGAACTTCGTCCATGTCCTTACATCCTGCAAATTTATCAGCTACGAGATTTAATATAACTTCCATCTGTTTATCTGTCATTTCGTTCATTTGTTCTCCTTTCTCCGCTTGCCCGGCTATTGTCTTCCGACAGCTTTATAATAATCTATTATCGTGTATATGTCAATAGTCTATTTTCATGTATTTTAATTATTTTTATATTCCATAATATCGCCCGGCTGACAATTTAGCAGTCTGCATAGATTACATATAACCTCACAAGTTACATTTTCATTTTTTGTCAGCTTTGCCACTGTATTAGAATGGATTCCGTTATTCTTTAACCACTGCTTATTGTATTCCTTTTTTTCTAAGACATTCCACAGCTTGGAAAAGTCAATATATCCGTTTGCACCATAATTCGCCATGCGTCACACCTCTTTTCTTTTTATATATGATAATAGATTTTTCACACCATGTCAACGTCTATTCTCATGTATCATATTGCACAATAAACTGCTGTTTTGTGTCGTCTATTTTCGCGTATTGTGTCAATTGTATTATAATCTATTATCGTGTACTATTAGTATATCAAATGAAACACGAAAGCGAGGTTACAACATGAAAAATATGAAAGCGGCAGAAACATTATTAGAAAGAAAAGGGTTTTATATTTCGAACCAGTTTGACGGTTTTACCACTCTCCCGGATGAATACGAATTGAGTGACGTAAACGGGAATGTTGTTATTGACCATTTGAGCGAAGCGCAGATTTTACAGCTTTCGGAAATTTTATAGGGAGGGCTTAAATATGAGAAAGACGGGAATGCGTTTTACATGGGAAACAACAAAGAACGGTGACGCGATCAACGAACTGAAAAAGAACGGAATCGCGTTTGAGTATAACCACTTCGGAGAACTCACAGCCGACTTTTACGGAATCGGCATTTTTGAAAAAGTCGATTTTGAACACGTCCAAGGCGATGTATTTGAAATCTGCATAGCATAGCCGAAACGCTCCGATCTGGAGCGTCAGCCGTGGGATGGTCGCCCGGCTCTGATGATGGCAGACCAGAAAGGGAAAATATGGACGACAAAATACAAATATTGTTTGAGTTAAAACTTGCAGGGTTTGACATTTCCGCAAATCTTGAAAAGATGTATCAAAAGTATGGAAAAGAAGAATTTCAGAGAGCAGCACGAAATAGCGGCTACGGGTTCATTTTTGAATAATGAAAGGTTGGTTGATTTTATGACAAAAGCGGAACTGATGAAAGAATTTGACGAACTGGAAAAAGAAAAAGGCGTACGCATTGAGGGCATTTACTGGAATAGCAAGAAAAGCACCATTGAAAACGCTATAGAATGCCTAAAATGCCCGGATGAACTGCTAAACAAGTATTTGACCGTTGTAAGCCTCAAATATCCAAATAGTGGGCGTGTGATTGCTGAAAATGGAGATTTTAAACGCCACAGCCACAACCGGCTCTATGTATTTAATACAGCACGGCAGATTTTAGCAAGTTAGGCAAGCGGCGGAGTTTTCCGGGGTTCGATTCCCCGGCTTGCCATTACTCAAAAATGAGCAAATAAAAGGAAAGAGGTATAAGAAATGGAAGAAAGATATATTTTGCACACGGGAAAAGGTGTGCAGATCGTAACAGAATCGCAAGCAATTAACAACGCGCTAGATCAAGAAAAAAGTGGCGTTATTCCGCGTTACTCATTCCTGGATTATAAAACCGGGGAAAAACTTACACCGCCCGGATGGCTCGTGTGGTCAACTTTTGCGGACGGTTGCGGCGTTGTGTACCGCAGATCTGACGGAAAAATGATTATAACAACAGGATTCCAAGGGGATTTTGTTGTAATTTAAGGCGGTACTCTTCCGCCCTTCTTCGCGTGTCTGGTGACTTCGTTCCGGTTCGATTCCGGGAACGCGGATTGCATGGAAATCAGTTTCCATGAGCGCATTAATAAATAAACACAATACAAGGAGGTGTGAATCCATGACCTATGATATTAAGGCAACTTTTAAGGGGCAAGCTGTGCGCCGGGTAGCGTATGGAGATTTGCAAGCGTGGCTGATCGTTAACCAGTTAGCGCGCAACGGATGCAAAGATATCTGCATGAGCGAGCGCGGAACTTCTGGAGGTGTAGAAGATGGAAAAATATGAGTATATCGGTAAAAGGGAGATTTTGCGCCGGGTGGATGCTCTTGGCTATCCTGTGGAATCCGGCAAAATGTGCGGATACTCGAAATTTGAAGGCGTGGAATGGGTGGAATCTGCAAAAATCAAAATAACAGCCCAACGTGGCGGTGATTGGTTGCAGATCACGCAAAAGTTGGAAAGCATAACACACACTTACAGCCGGTACAATGGGAAAAACTATCTTGACAAGTGGTAAAATGCGGTCTATGCTAGACTATAACTATAGCCGGGCAGGCGTCTTCTGGCGTTTGCCTGTGATCGGCAATATCATCAAATATCATCAATGGATTATCTATATATGGCATAGCATATAGTGTATTTGTGTTATTTGCGGGATATCGCAGATAATTGCATGTTTGTTACACGTTTTTGAGAATCCGTGAAAATGGAATCTTGACCCCAAAAACGCTACCCCAGGGGGGTACAAAAAAATTACGAAATATTTTTTGGGGCGCGGGAAAAATTTTCTTTCATCAAAACCCGCCAGTTAGGCGGGTTTTCTTATTTCTTCTCTTTCATTACAATTTCTAAATCAAGCCCCAATGCATCCGCAATCTGCCGCATTTCCTTTTCTGAAAAGTTGTCACGTTTCATTTTTTGCGAAAGATTTTGTGAGATATGCCCGGAAGCGTTGTTGTTTTTTGGATATGGCAAAAAGAAAAAGACAGCCGGAAAATCTGCCCTTTGTTTGTGAATTATCTTTTATCTGTTATATATATGCCCTAAATACTCTTTTGGGTACCTTCTAACTCTATTCATGTGTATCTGTATGATAGTTTCTGCCGCTTCCCTTAATTCTGGATAAAACGATACAACCTCCATGATATACTCTGGCGCGTGTCCGGTATCGCGCTTATAGAAAACTCTATAATCATCAACATTATAATCATCCCCAATATCCAACAATATCTTGTGGTACAGTTCCTTTCTGCTGATCCCATAGGCACTACAAATCTGCTTAAATAGAGGTTCATGGTCTTTCATCCAAGTGTTAGCCAACGATGGATAATGACCTTCATGCGGTTGCGGTACATCACTTCGATTTATCACTTCGTTTTGCAACTTTCCACAATTGAAATATGAGCTTACAAGTCTTCTTTGCACTTTCCAAGACAAATCATCATGGAATGACTTTACAAGCATTAAATATCCTGTTTCTGTAAATAAAAAGACTTTCAAATTCGGGTTCCCTTTTAACGGTTCGGAATTAGGGACGAAATTCGTCCCGAACTCTTTTCTTGTTAATTCAAAGTAATCTTCGTTCAAAATAAAATGTTTTCTATTTTGTTTAAAACTACGCTTTGCCGTTCCGTTAGGTCTTTGATGTACTCTGTCTATATCATTAAAAGTTACAACCCTTTGAGAATCCCAAACTTTGATTGCTGGAATTTCCAATTTTTCTAATTCCTCCATTGCTTTCTCCTTTCTCTTTAGTTTTTGAACAAATCATTTCCGTTTTACCAACAAATTACTTATTTTCTAAGCTGTTTAAATCTTTTACAACCAATTCAGAAACATAAGCATTACAACTTTTTCCGGTCAATACTTTTATCCTGTTTTTTGTCCCCTTTGGTAAATTAACTGCTATTCTGTCAAACTTGTTATTGTAATTCTGAATAGCTTTCTTTGTATACTCTGGAGTTTTTGCCATTGTCTCACCTCTTTTAATATTCAATTTATATAAACATATTATCAATTATCGTTAAATATGTCAATATTCAAGTTATATAATCAGCTATGCGTATAATCATATATTCAACTTATATAATATTCACAATAGCCACACAAATTCAACTTATATATTTTGGTTATATTGTCGGTTGAATATTCAACTTATATATGTTACTGTATATTCATCAAGAAAAACACAAAACAGAAATGGAGAGAAACAATTATGGAAGAATTATTAAAAATTGCTTATGAAAACTTTTTAGACACAAACGATGTAAACAATTCAAAGAGTGTAAGAATTATCAATTCTGCTTGCTACAAGATGTATGATTCGGTTGACAGCCTTAAGGATGTGTTGAGCGAAAAACTGTATAACGACATTAGCGATAAGATAAGGGATGGTGTTTGCGACATTCAAGAAGCGGCTTTTATTGCTGGATTCGCGTGTTGCGCAAAGTTCCTTACAAATGGCAAAACAGACTTGTTACCAAACGAATAGAATTGAAAGGAGAATATTAAAATGGATGAATTTATTAAAATCGTATGTTCAAGTCAGCTTGACAATGAAACCGGAAATGCCTTTGTTGAATACTTCTCACCCTTAACAGAGAAGCTGAAAGGGTTATTAAGTGAAAATTTATATTCAGAGTTCGAGGAACTGCTTTTTAGTTGCTGTGCAAAGAATAATGATTTTTACATGACGGAAGGCGCGAAACTCGCTATAGAAATAATGAAAGGTTCTTACATTCCGAAAGTCTGATACAATTCCGGCGGCAATTCAAACCGCCGGATTTATTTTTGACCTAGCGCAACGATGTTTTCTTTCGTGAAAATCAAAGAACGCGCCGCATAGTCACTTTTGCTCAACTCTTCTATCAGCCTTTCCCTAGTCATTTCCGGATTCGTCCGGTGCACGTACTGTAAGAGTTCTGAAATTTTATCCATTATGCAACCTCCATAAGTTTAATCAATAATCTGTCTGCTATTTCAAACACTTCTCTTCCGTATGTAGCCAAGAAGTCTGCTACGATTTCCTCGGTATCAATATCCATGTATACATTATACGAAAGACAGAATGCATGACATAATTCGTGGCATAACACACGATCAAGGAATTTTCCGCGTAGATCATCTGCAAGATATATTGTTTGCGTGTCCCTGTCGGTCATGCCTACCGTTCTACTTCCGTCACTTCTCTGTAGCATATCGCTGTAACGCGATACTTTGACCAAATTCCACATTTCATTGTTTATTGTGAACAATTTACCACCTCGCAAACAAAGAGGGCAAAATGCCCTCTCTATTACATTTTCGTAACAAGCGTAGTCAGCTTTGTCTTGGTCAACTGTTTCTCTTCTGGGGACATTCCGGAAAACAGTTCGGTCACATCTTCCGAAAGAGATTTCATGTACTTTTCGAGTTCTTTCATCTTTGCATCCTTATCTTCAGGTGAATTTCCGTTATGCATTTCCTTTGTCTCCATGTAGCTTCTCCGACTCATACCGGCTCTGCCTTCTCTTGCATCGTGAGTACCGGTACTCATGCCGTTATTTCCGCTCATAGGCTCTGAATAATACATCTTTCCCATACTCATTCTGTCAAGGTCTCTCATTCGGTCGTATTCTGGCATACTCTCCCATTCGTGGTAATCTTCCGGCATCTGATGATAATATGGTGGTTCTACATATCCTCTGCGTGTTCCACGTCCTTTCGGTGCGAATCTGCCATTTGAGTACCGGTACTCATTGTAGTATCTTCTTCCCGGATAATCCCCAAATTCTTCCATCATGCGCATGATTTCTTCATCTTCAGACCTTTTCATCGCTTCAACAATGTTATAGTCCTTGTCAAAGCATACGATATTCTTTGCAATTTCCGTCCAATCCTTGAGATCATCGAGGTTTTGTCCTTCAAAATTCTCGATTCCGATGCCGTCAACGTGGGCTTTCACGCAATCCATAATCTGTTTCGCAAACTTATGCATAATATCAAGCCTCCCTTACTGCAATCAAATTACTGTTCTGAACCTCGATAGCCTGCGTGGATGTATTCTGCACGGCTACGGTACTGCAACAACCGCAAGGCACATCAACGTATGCCTGTGCTGATACGTTAAAGAAATTCTCAACTGCGGCTGGGGTTACGATCATCTTTGTTGACTGCAAAGGCTCTCCATCAACCGCGATTGCAAGTGAAATCTCTCCGACTGTACCGCCTGTCGGAATCTGAATGTTGCCGGAATACGATACCAAAAATCTAGCCTTGCACTGATTGGTGATACCTCTTAGTTTTATAATTCCGCTTCCTTGTCTGTGTACGATACATTTTGTTCCGTTTACTGCCGTTTCTGTAAATGCAACATCTTCTCCAGCAGCAACGGTTTGTAATGCAATTCCTGTTACTTCCATTATTTTTACCTCTCTTTCATAAAAATAAGGGCAAACATTATAGTCTGCCCTTTGATTCAAAAGTAATACTGCATAGCAGACATGATCGAGTTAAACTCAATTAAGATACTCAATTATTTAGTTTTAGCAGCCACATCCTGTGTTGCATCCGCATCCATATGCATAAGCATTTGGGTTAGGTACAACATATGCCGGGATAGCAGACGGATTTACTGCATTGATAATCTGCTGTGTCTGAGCTGCCATCTGAGTTGTAAGTAATGCACTCTGACGATCCTGTGAAGCCGCTCTGCGAAGGTCATTATTTTCTGCCTGTAAGGAAGAAATTTTCTCATTGCAGAGATAATCAAGAATAGCGCGTGTTCCTGCGTTCTGACTGTCGATAATGTCTCTTGTGTTGCTGTTCATTGTGTTCTGCAACGCGCAAGTGTTAGTTGCCATGTTGTAGTTTACGCCTTGGATAGCTTCTCTTGTTTCACAGCAGCAGTTTGCAAGCTGTGACTGTAATGCGTTTGTATTCTGCATGTTAGCAACTGTATCAGCATTGATAGCCTGCTGGATGCCGAATCCGGTCTGCAAGATGTTTGTGTTGATGCCGTTCATGCCTGTTTGCACTGCATAGAATCCGTCACAAAGTCCGTTTGTAATGCCGTCAAGTTTTGACACAACCGCCTGATTATCAAATCCGCGCTGAATTTCGCTTCCGACACCACCATTCATTCCGTTTCCTCCGAATCCGTTACCAAATCCGCCCCATCCGAAGATGGCAAAGATAACGATAATGAACCATAACCATGAGCCTTCTGCGCCCCATCCGTTGTTATTTCCGTTTCCGTCAATGTTCGCGACAAGCGGAACGGATGCACAATTACCTGTGTTAAACATAGAATTTACCTCCATAATTCATTTTTATATACATAATCTTGCAAGAATTAGTATCACATTCCTAATTGGCTTTTAAACGACTCAAAAGCCTTATCTGCGTCAATTCCCTTTTCTTTGCACAAATTCCTAGCCATCTGTTCGATGCCCTTGGAATCTCCCTTCTGCGCCATTTGCATAGCATTGCGCGCCATAGGGTTGCTCATTACGCTGTTATTCCCCATCATTTGTTGTAAAAACTGCTGTGGGTTTCTCATTCCCTGTAACATCTGCATAGGATTCATTAAGACTCACTCTCCTTTTGTGTTCGTGAAGATTTTCTTTGCGTTTGCGAAGATAGCTTATCTTCCAACTCTTCCATCTTTCCAAACAAGCAATCCAATTTGTCAGTAATAGCCTTTGTCGCATCGTCAGACAGCCCTATTTCAATTCTTTTATCATCAATCGAAGAATCTGCCATCTGCTCATTAAAAGGCTTGTAAACGGTCTTTCTGATTGTTCCATTGGCATCCCATTGTTTTGCAACGATTGCGCTCATGTCCTGCATCGGGAAAAACGCAACGCTTCCATCCATAGGCACATCATTCGCCATGATCGCCGATTCCGACTGTACTACTTTTCCTTGGATTCCAAGAAACTGCGGTTGCATCTGCGGAATCTGTGGCTCTGGCTGTTGAAACCTCTGCATTGGGTTGTACTGATATGCGGCATAGCTTGGGTTTGGGTTAAATGCCATATTCTGATTTTGCATCTGATACATTCTCTTCCTCCAATACTTCCTTGATTGCGTGAATCATTGCTGACTGATACACAAGCGGAACCTTTGACACATCTTCTCTTGTTAAGATTTTTTCAAGAATTTCATCTGTAAATAACATTCCGCATCCCTCCTATGCTTATATTTTTGCATAAAAAAATACGGTTCTTCCGCAAAAAATAAGCAGAAAAACCGCATAAAAAAAGAACGCCCCAAGCGTTCCAAGTCTACCATTTTCAGAAAAGAATCTAAAGCACTTGCGCAGACTCCTTTCTTTTGTGTTCAATTTTTGAGTACCATTTTGAGTACCAAAGTTTTTTAAGACGCCGCAAACACAGTGTTTATGCGACTTTAAAAACAGTCCGTACGAGAATCGAACCCTAGAGTAATTGCCTTGAAATGGCTTAAAATAGCCATTCTATCAATTTTTCTTTGAGTACCTTTGAGTACTAGGGACTCATAATGCTTCGATTAAGTCAAGTTCCTGTCTCTTTTCCTCAATTCCGGTACGATCAAAATAATAATGATCTTTTGTGCAACTAATGTCTGTATGCCCCATAGTATCAAGGATTGTGGACTCTTTCACTTTTCCGTCAAGCAAGATACTTCCATACGTCTTTCGGATTTTGTGCGGAGATTTCACTTTCATTCGCAGTTCGTGTTCACAGATGTACCGCAAACGTTCACGAAAGTTGTAGGATTTCAACCGTTCTCCATCTCTCTCAAATAGATATTCCCCGAAGGGATTTCTCTTTCGTACTTCATCAAGAATCCATTTGTACTTATCTGGCAATATTGCAAATCGCAATCCGGCTTCTGATTTCGGAAAATCTTTGACCTCATAGTGAAAACCATCATCATCCCGATAGCGTGTTTCTGTAGAATTGATAGCAACCGTGTAGTTTTCAACATCTTTCCGCTTTAATGCCGACAATTCCCCGACACGAACCCCTGTCTTAAACATGAATAACAATCCAAGGTTCACGATATCTAAGTGATTCCTAAGATACATCTCCATGCGCTCCTTTTCATCCGGCATATATACTTGGTCTTTTGCCTGTCGGACTACGTGCTTAAACGCTTTTGGCGATATGTCCATGTCTTTCAGCGTGTATGTAATGGAAAACTTGACATACTTCTTCCGCTTGGCATACTTAAAGATTCCATAAATCAGCGTTCGGAAGTTTGAGAATGCCTTGGAAGTCATGTTGAAATCATGGATGCTGTTTCGTATAAACGTTTCAAGGTCGCATTCGTCTATTCTTTTGATTTTCTTATCTTTGATACCGTCAAAGTATCTCTGAAAGTCCATTAAGTATCTGTCATAGGTTGCCCTGCTGATTTCTTCAAGTTCCAGCTTTTGTGAAATCCAACGATTGAAGATTTCCTCTACTGTAGGGTCATCCTCTCTCTCTTTCCAATAATCAATGATTTTCTGCTCGACCGCTTCTCTACGCTTTGCCTTGATTTTACGTCTGCCTTTAACTTCATCCGGCAGATATGAGTACCAGTTCTCATCCTTTCCTTGATAGATTTTATAGGGATTTTTGTTGAGTAATTTTTCTCTCTTTTGCATAGTGACTTGTTTCTGCACAAGTGCTATGTCGAGAATACCACTATCAACGGCATATTTCAACAGTTCTTTTTCATCCAATCAAATACCCCCGTTCTTTCTATTTTATCTTTTATATCTCTCACTCTGTACTCTATCGTTCTTAGTGATAGATTTTCTTTTGTGGATATTTGCTTTTGTGAAAAACCACGGCAGAGAAGAGAGAAAATCCTCTCCTCTTCTTCCGTGAAATTGGCATTTTCTTTAATGTATTCAAGTTCTGGCTTAATGAATTTTGTAAATTTCATAAGCCATTTCTCCTTATTTTATTGGTTGATATTTAGATTTTTTAATGTGGAAAATCTAATAATAATTGATAAAATCTATAAAACTATTGTTTTCTCCATATTTCTTCATCGAGAATATATTGTCTGATAAATCTATCTGCGTACTGTGGGTGTATCATACTGCGTTCTGTTTGCGATAAACCACTCCAAGTTTTAGGTTTAACCCAATCCAACGCTTCAAAAATAAAATTGAATTTCGGTTCAAAATTGAAAAACCAAAATTGAGTAGGTTTCTTAAAGTAATCTCCATTCTCTCTTCGGTTTTTATCAATTACTTTCGGTTTAACGCACCAATACTTGGTAAGATAATGTTGTTCTCCAGCCGGATTTTCCAAAACCATTCTCAATCCTTTTCTTTCGCAAATTATTGCAAGTTTAGTAACTAATAGATAGTTACGATGTAACTCTGTATGAAGTCGCAAATCTCTTTCTAACTTATCCAACAAGGTCATATTCTTATCTTGTTTTTGCTGACCCCGAAAGGATAAAAGTATTTGTGCTTCAAACCTAGTGCAAGGGAAAAATGCAAATATCAAATCATCAGTACTTATCTTATCAAACAAACTTGGCTCGCCTTGATACCCCCTATCAATCTCTTCAAAAAGGTCAGTAACATAGTCGGTTTCGTTAAATTCATTCTGAATATCATAGTCGTAGGCTTCAATCCCATACTTCTTGAAAGCATTCTTGAATGTTCCTGACTGTTCAAATAAACAATGTACTTTCATTCTAAATCTACCAAAAGGAAACCCGGTTTTATGTGCGCACAACCTATTCCTTTCTTTGATTTTCGGTTAGTTGTTATATCTTTTTCTTAATGTATTCTGCACCTTATCCATTCCCTTAATTCCACCGACAATAAAAGCTATTTCTGCTCTATTTTCTGTCGCTTTTGTTTCTGCTTCCATGTCGTGCAGTCCATATTCAGTCTGAATAATTTCATTTGCAGTAATTCTTTTTAATATTTCTTCACATTTCTTCTTGCTTAAAATCTTCATTCTGTATCACCCTTTCTTTTTCTTCTTAGACTTAAACTTAAAAACATCATTTTTCTGCCGGCTTACCATGCTACGATAGCCGTTCATTTTACTGGCTCTGCTTTTACTCATACCTCACACTCCTTCCGGTTTCTCGCACATCTCAAATTCAATCACCCATACCCACGGGTTTGCATCCCAACTGTAACGATCAAGATCAGATTTCTTGATGGTTGAATCCCAAAGGTCATGAAACATACCTTTTACGAACTCGTCTCCGACGTATTTTAAATGTTCTTCTTCAATTCCTTCTTTCACACACCCTTTTCCGTCAATATCCTGCAACCGCTCCACCCTCACATCCGTAACCCGGAGCCAGATACGTGCCGCTTCTTTCGGCATGTGAATGGACGGGCGCCACTTACCACGCCATCCTTCCGGTCGCAGATCTCCATCAGCTCTATAATAATAAATAGAGTGACCACGCATATGACCGGCTTCATTTACCGGAAGCGCACACCATGTTTCCCGAACGTAGAGGATATCTCCCGGCTGATATGGCGGTCTTTTAATACCACCAGGATACATGAACCCAAGCGGATTACTGCTATCTCCGCTTTTGCCAACCGGTACACCATCCATATTTTCCGGCAATTCGATAACTCGCCTAGTGCAGGTCTTCCGTCCGTCCAGAATTGCCCGAACCATCTCGGTATTGAATAAAATCGGTTTAATTGCCATCTACTCCACCGCCTTTCACAATCTGGATTGCTTTGCCAAATGCTTCATATCTTCCCTGACTTCTCCCGTCATCGTAGATCTGTTCGCCGTCTCCGCATCCGTCCTCGTCGCAATCATCTGGTCTGTCCTGCTCTGCTTTCTTTAATTTTCCCAACTGTTCCACAACCTTGTCTACATCATAAGCCGTCGGATATTCTTCTAGTAAATACAATACTGCATTTGTGTTTACTAAAGTTCCATTGCTTAAAGTAACCGATTTTAAATCTTTCTTTAGTGCATCCGCATCAATCAGTCTCATTGTTTGCCCTCCTGTTCCAATCTGTAGTTGCTTTTGTTCGCTCGTCTTTTCCTGTTCTGATTCCACCGTCCTGATCCATATACATCTCACATTCATAGCTTTTTGGAAGTTCTGTTCCGCATTTCATACATTTGATTTTGAACATTACTCCAACATCCGAATGTGATGACTTATTTACAATGGTAAAGAACATTGCTTTTCCGCCGCAGAACGGGCATGGTTTAAGTTCTTCATTCATTCTTCATCCTCCCATTTCAGCTTTTGACCGCAACTTGGGCAATAGGCGGAATTATCACTTTTAAAGCATCTCGGGCATGATGGACAAATCATTGCGTTTCCCATTATTCTCGGTCGCTTCGCTGTCTGTTTCTCCACAGCCGCCCGGCATTCTTCTAAAGTTCCAACCTTACGATATTGCCGCCAGTCGCTTAACGCTTCAGCAAAATCTTTCTTCATCTCCTGCAATTCTTCCGGTGTACCGATTGTGCGGTACTCTTCCACTTCTGCTTCCAGTTCCTCGATGTATTCATCTTTGTGGTCGCAGTTGTGGCAGATCTGTGTAGAGGTGTTTGCAAATTCGTTTTTAATATTAGGGTTGATTTCTGATGTGTGCCAGCGCTGCACCTCTTCCAGTGCCTTTATCGCCATTTCCAGATCTTCCATTCCGCATTCCCCGGCTACATGCTCCGCCGTATGCATCCGGTACTTGATTTTTTCGATTGCTTCATTCTCTGTCATGGCTACTCCTTTCTTACTGGCAGTCTGCCTGTATGAAAATATTCGTCATAAGCGTCAACCGTACAGCGTATTTCAGCCATAGCTATATCAACTGTTACATCTTTTCTATCCAATGCTCTTTCTGCATAATTTTTAATTCTCATCATTAAAGCCTGTGATATTACTATATTTGTGTTGTTACTCATTCCTACACCTCCAACAACTCCGGGTTGTCAATCATGTTGCCGATCACTTCAAAATTCTCTGAATCAAAATCATCCAGTTCCTCATAGTCATCACAGCCCGGCTCATTCGTGCACCATCCGTTTTTATGCCACACGACACGCTTTCTCGTCTCATCTTCTGGAAACTCAACGTCGATATGCCCTGAGAGAATATCATTCTCAAAAATCAGCTTGCCGTTCTTGTCCTTAAGTCCGGTGCACTGGCAGATAGTGGATGGGTCTATCCTTTTTGAAAAATCCTTATACTCACTAGGATATATCCCTATAATTTCAATTTGTTCTCCCGTCTCAATATGCTGATGTTTATCAACAATCAGACTCCCAACAATCCATTCGCCGTTATCAATCCGCTTTCCACGGAATAAAAATCTATCTTCCATCCTTCACCTCATCTAATCCATCCAACGCATAACAGCCGCTTAAGCCTTTCAGCTTTACAACTACGGTTCCGCATACACTATACGGCTCACTTGTAACTTCAAAAATCTTGCCTTTATTTTTCTCTGACACATAGTATTTGTCGTTCATTACTACTTTCTTTCCTTTAATCATTGATTTTTCTCCATTTCTTTCAGCTTGGCTTCGGCTTCGGATTTTGTGAGAAATACTGTTTTACCTATCTCACTTACCGGAATACAAAATGGCTCATCGTTATTAAAAAGTCGAACCGGTAATGCTTGTGACGCGTAAATGTATGCTTCATCTCCATCATACCCAAAATAACGAACTCTCCTCGTGCTGATAATATCTTCCGGTTTCTCTCCGGCTTCTAATCTGCATTCTACACATTCGCGATAAAATTCATAGAGTTTATCTCCTTTGTTACATGGAAAAATAATCATTCTGCCCTGTCCCTCTGCATCCTCGTAATCCGCTAACTTCTCCATTGCGCAATAACCTTCTTCACAATTGGAATAATATGAATTAGGCTTTTCGCCATAGCACGAATACAAGGTTTTTAAGGATTCTTTCTCGTAATTCTCTTTTACTAAGATTCCATCCGCTGTCCGTTCTGTTAATCTCTCCATGACTATCCCTCACTTTCTGCCAGCTTTGCCATTTTCCAATCGCTTATATCGCCACTTCCGCGCGCACTCCAAGATGTTGCTCCGTATCCCCATGCGTACACTATTCCGTTCTCGTATTTTGCAAAATATCTTTTTTCCCACGAATTTTTTTCGCTATTTCTTACCAAAATCGGCGTATCGACCGGAACTTTAGTCCAATCAACAGGTGGCTCAACATATTCTGAATTAAGCCATTCACGGAAATTATACGTACTTCCTTTGCACGAATCCAACCCATAAAAATCACACTCTTCACATTTAGTTTCTCTGCAAAGTGCAGGCTCTCCATTTTTTAATACTAACTTTCCTGTGTTTACCGCAAGTTCTATAATCTCATTCCCATATTTTTCTTTATTCGTCATATTAAACCTCCAAATCGCATACAAACTTAATCTCATCCGCCAAACTCTGTGCTATCATCGGCACCGTCAACTGGAACTGCTTGTAATTAGCCAATGTGTCGATGTAGTCAATAAATTTGTCCGTGAAATATTGCAACTGTTTCGCTGTTATCCTAAACTCCTTTTTCAGAATCGTAAGTGTCAGTGCAAAATAGTTAAACAACGATGCACTGGAAAGCCTGTAGGCTTCACGCTCGATACAGAAACCTTTCTTTGCATACAGGTTCATTAACTGTCTCTGTGGAATTTTTCCGACTTCTTCTTTGATGTCGATTCCGTATTTACTTTTCAGGTAAACAGACAAGTCCTTTCCGGTATTTCCACCGGATGCTGCTTCATCTAAGTAGGATTTCAAAAAATCCTGCAACCGGATGATTCTTGCCTGTCCGAATCCGAATTTGTCATGCAGAATTATGTACCCAATCACGACAAAATCTTTGTATGATTTTGTTACAACCTTATCAGCATTGCGCTTTTCAAAATCATTTTTCCCGATAATCCGCATTTCCTGTTTTGTGTAAAATGTTGGCTTTTTATTCCGTCTCAACGCATTGCTCATTTCTTTGATTTCTCCTTTCTGTATGTGATTTCCAACCATGCAAAATGACTCAATACAAGCTGTCTTGCACGCTCTTCAATCTCCATGCCTTTGTATTTGTTTATCAATGATTCTCCGGCTTTTACAACTTCATCCCACCAAGAATCAGTGTTGTCCGGTGAATAGTATTTCTGAATGAATTGCCAATAATCCATAAATACTTGCCATTCTTCCGAACCCTTTTCAATCTTTGCACTTGCCATAGCCACTACCTCTAAAATGGACAATTACCATTGTATGGCTTGAATCCGTCCCCACGTTCTTTCTTTTTTATTTCCGCAACAACATCATCAAGCGGTTTTTCGATTTCAACAAACTTCATGTGATCTCCATCAAACTCCATTGCTTCACGCATTGTCATTCCCTGTCTGTTCTTCTCGATTTTTACACCCTTGGCTCCCTTGTCATTATTTGACAGATTCCACAGCATAATTATGTTTGACGCGTCCTGTTCGATTGCTCCGGATTCTCTCAACTCTGCCATGCTAGGTTCTTTTGTGTCTCTGCTTTCGGAAGCCCTTGTTATCTGCGAAAGTGCTATTACATGTGTATTTAAGTCTCTTGCAACCGATTTTAAACCTCTTGAAATTGATGCTACTTCTTCATTTCTTCCGGAATATCTGTTATCTGGCATAAGCAATTGCAGATAGTCAACAACAATAACGTCAAAGTTTTGGTGCCTGCATTCCGACTTTATCTCTCTCGGAGATACAGTGCCGGACGCAACCCATAATTGATAGTTGCTCATTTCTTCATTTGCTCGGTTAAATTTTTCCTGTTCATCGCCAAGAAACGCTTTTGCCCTTCTGATTCTCGTTAAACCGATTTCCGCAAGCCTTGAAATAAATCGTTCATACACCTGTTTATCGATCATCTCCAAGTTGAAATATGCGACTTTAAGTCCTTTTTTTGCCATATTCCCAATGATTTGCGTTGTGAGTGCGGATTTTCCAACTGCCGGTCTTGCGGCAATTACTGTTACATCACCGCGTTCAAGGTCTCCAAGCGCATCATCAAGTTGCGATAACCCGATTTTTATACCGCCCTCTCCAACACTTTCGTTAAAATATTTGTCTTTATTCTCAACTGAAATCTGCTTAATTGGTTTTAGCTTTACTTCTTTCCCCTCTTGCAAATGTTCAAGTCTTGTAAGAAGATCGCTGATTGTATCATCAATGTCGCATGGTTTTAAACTGGATTTCTGATACATGTCACGAACCGTTCTTGCTTTGTATTCTTTCGCAACCGCATCGGCATAACTTTTAACCATGGTTGAAGTGATTGTTCCGGTAATACAGGATTTCATCAATTCGCTAATCTGTTCCTGTGTGTATTTGTGATTCTCAAGTGCCATTGATAAAGACATTGGGTCAATGCTTTCATTCCGGTCATACATGGCAAGCATTTCCTTGTATGTGTCCTGTGCGAAATCCGAACTAAACATTTCCGGTTTCAGTGTTCGCCAGATGCTATTTAGCACATCATTGTCAATCAGTACGCACCCGATCACTCCGAACTCCGCTTCTGTCAACTGTCATCACCTCGTTTCTCTGCAATCTGCAACCAATAGTCGCAATCATTTTTCAGCCAATCAACATATTTTGGAATGTACCGAAAATCCGTATCGTCCGGATTCTTTTCTTGATAGTCACTCAAATATGCTTCTGTTGCTTTGTATAACAGCCGTGCAATGTCCGGTTGGTTCTCTTCGATAACTTCTAGCACTTTATCCATCCAAGCTGTTTTAGAGGCAGTGTACGCTGTTTTCTTGGGGTATATGCTAAAAGTCTTTTTCCATGCATCGTCAAAATCAAACAAATCTCCGGAATCGGTCGACAGCGAATTTTCTTTTATATTTTCTTTCTCTTTATCTTCTTCTTTTTCTTCTTCTTTATCTGAAACAACGACGTTAGACGATTTATCGGGCGATTTTTGCTCAATTAGGTTCTTCTGCTTCTTTCTTCGGTTCTGCTGATATAGCCTGTCACGTTCCTTTTTCTTCTCATAAGCGTCAAGTGTTTGATGCTTATTCCAATTCGGAATCGTTATCACATTGTCAACAACTTCAATCATTCCAAATTCTTCAAAGGTCTTAAGCGCAAGCCTTACCGTGTTCAAATCTCTGCGGAAAATGGTGGCAAGCATTTCATCCGTGAACGGCAACTTGTTGCTCATCATGAACACACCGTTGTTATTCTGTTTCCCAGCAAGAATAAGAAGTTTGAACCAAATCGTAATGATGCTATCCGCACTCGGCATACTCTCAATCAGCAGAATCTTTTCATCATCAAAGACATCTGTTGTGATTTTAATCCACTTGACTTCTGCCATTTAATCAATCACTCTCCTCATATGTATTTTCAGAAATCAAAGCCATAAATTTCTCATACTGCTTTTCAGAAACTTTGTTACCCTGTTTCTCCGGCTTTAAGCGGATTTCGAGGTGCTTTTCAGCGATATGCGATAATTCCTTGGCAAGAGTCTTTTTGCCTTGTTGTACGCCCCGCATATAACCTTTGACCACTTTTCTTTCTCCGATTGAACCACTTGCGCGATTTTCTCCTTGACCGCCCAAACTGACATTACGCAATTGATAGCCTTTATCTGCATATAACTTGATGTAATATTTCTCCTTTTTATCAAGCTGGCTCTCTGAGAAATTCAGAAATTCAACTCGCCAACCATAAGGATTGTCGCTCTCGTTGTACAACTTATGCTTCCGCAAACTAAGGTCTATGTGTTGTTCATAGCCTGTAAGGTGGCTACACAATCTGCTGATTATATGCAGTGCCTGCCCGATATACGCATACCGGAAACCATTTTCATCCTCACGAAGTAAGAAGTATATTCCGCTTTCATCATTCAGTTTCGGATTCAACGCAAGCCACTTCTGTTTATTTTTGGCTTCGATGGCTTTTGCCTGTCTAAATTTCTTATAATCCACCCCAATCACTTCCTCTCCAATGGCTTCATGCTCATTTGAGCCACAAACTTTCCGTAGCTCATACCAGAAGCGCACGCCATATGATTCACAGCCTTGATTGCATCGTCCTTTTTCTTTGGCTTTCTCAAGCGTTCTTTAACTTCATTGCCGATGCAGTCTTGGCAATCAACTTTTCGTTCATCTATCGTCATAAACAGCCTGCCACATTTCGGGCATATTCTTGTATACACAATTCTTCCAGCCTTTTTAAAATTCTTAAACTGTGCGTATCTTTTGGCACATTTTGGTCTACAGTATTTTTGATCTGGTCGCTTCGGCTCAAATTCAACCATACAGTATTCACATAATTTCAATTTTTACCTCCAATCTTTTGTAAGGGCGGTACGGTAAACGCACCGCCAAAACATGGCTTTCAATAAGGTTTGTGATAACTATTCGCCAAACAAGATAGTTTCTTTTAGGCTTTCGCCAAGGTGTTTCAACCTAATGTTTGTTCTTTTAACTCTTCAAGTGATTTAAAATACTCACTGCCTTTGATTTCGTTGAATCCCTCTTGTTCCGGTGTAATGTCATCATATCTTGATGTATACATTCTCAAATACATTTTTCCGTTGTATTCGAATCTCGAAACCGAGTAACCGCCCATATGCAATTCTCTGAAATAATCTCCCTCTCTAATCGGATCATTATTGATTACAATGTTTCTCTCGATGCATAAGTTCTGGAACTCTTTTAGTGTCTTACTATTCGCTCTAAACTTCCGCATCATCACATCCGAATCGCAAAACAGCTTGACAGGCTTTAATAATTCCCTTCCGAATTTCTGATTGTTTTCCTCGCAAGACTCGATATATAATCGAATCTCGCCCTTTTGAAAATCTTTAAAAGGTTCATTGATCGCGCCATCACCGCAAATTTGATAGCATTCGCCGGCAATCCCTTTCTTGTCAAAGAACTCATTTATTACTTTCCGCCTTTCCTCTGAGTGCTTTTTGAAATCTCTAATCTCTTTCAAAAACCGCTCATTGGATACGATATAGAATTTCTCCATGCTTTCTCCTTTCAAAACGGACAAAGGTTCATATCAACCTCTAGCCCTTTTTCTGCAACATAAACATTTGCTCCATATTTAATTGTTTCTTTCGTTTGTTGTAGGAATAACGCGGGATTTCCGCTTGTGTCCGATAAGTGTATTAAAACGACATTTCGTAAAGCTGGGTTGTCGTTCGTCTGAATAAATTTAAGTGCCGTATCAAGGCTCATATGACCTCGCAAACGGTGTTCGTAATTTGGCTCATTCCTGTCTACCAAGTCCATGCTGTAATTGGCTTCAACCATGATATGCTCAACCTTCATACCGGAAAAGTCATACTTGCAATATTCCAAGTCGGTCAAGAATAACAGTTTACCCATTTCCTCATGCTCGATTAAATAGCCATAACACTCGATTTCTGTATCATGCGGTACATTAAAGGGAGTAACCGTAAAACTGCCAATTTGCCGTGTTCTGCGCGGTGGAATGGCTATTGTACGTTCTCCGGTTATGGTTTCAAGTGCTGTCTGTGTTTCAAACGCCGTATAAACCGGAATGCCGGATTTCATGAAATCTTTTATGTATCGTGCATGGTCTCCTAACCATGCTCATGTGAGACGATACATCCTGCGACATCAGAAATACGCCAATCAATCATCTTCTTAAAATCAAGAAATTTGCATCCTGCTTCGATTGCAAGAATCTCGCCACTGTTGCTGATTAAAGCGTAACTGTTGCCTGCCGATGATGAACCGCAACAACGCATAAGCATTTAAACCACCTCACTTTCCTTAATACTTAATATTCATATTTCCGTGTTCGTTTACCCAATCAATAGCTTCTGCGTATGTCACACCATTGTTTTTCAAGATGTAAAGTAGATTATGGAATTTAGGGTGTGTTTCTTTCAACCTTAAAAATCTGCTTTCTTTCTCTAAGTGACATCCGAATCCGCACAGTACACAACCTGTTCTTTGGCATCCTGTTGTTTTCAGCAATGGTCTTTCTTTGTCAAAAATCCCAAAATCCGCAAATGACATCTGATTTTCGCATTGTCCCATAGCTTCATAATCTGTGACTACTTCACCATAAACGGAACATATCGCTCCACATTCTTTAAAAGGATAAAGTGCTGTTGCCCCTGTTGTGCGGTAAACAACTTTGTTTCCATATCTCATCACTTTTCTGTAATATGCGTCAGACGACATACTTCTTGCATTTTCTTTGATGTAAAGCAACACATCCTGTTCCGTCCAAAAGCTCATAGGGTTGCTATGCGGTCTTGTTACATTAAAAGCATTACAGCCGTCCTGTAGCCATTTCTGTGTACGCATAACGCTTTCACTTGCCATAGTCGCTATAATCGGCTTTCTGCCTGTTTTCTTTTCGTAATCGTGCGCAGGCTTTTTCTTCATAATGTCACAACATAAGTCACTTATTTCAAATGGTGCATCAAGAAAGAACTTATATTTTTCTTGATTAAACTGACTATAATTGCCTTTACTATCTGTAAGTTCTCCATTCAGTCTGCGTAACCTATATTCTGAACCGCTAGGGATAACACCCATCTGCAAACTCTTGTACTGTTCGTTCTGCTTGTTTATTCTCCTGTCTATTCCTAACAGGTCTGCCATATAGCAAGCATACGGAATTGTCTGTCTGTCTGTCTGTCTGTCTGTCTGTTAAGATTGTGTTTTTAGATTTTTGACTGTCAAGGTATTTAACATACTTTCTCGCACCACTTACGCAATTTGACACTTCCTTACTAATCATCGGAAATCCATACTTTTCGCAAACCTGTGCAAATGAAATCTTTGGCTTCAAAATCACAAGGTTATCAAAAGTCTTGGCAAACTCCTTTAACTCTGGATATTGTGTTGGAACATCTACAAACACAAAAGGAATATTTTTATATCCGCAAACTTCTCTGATTATGTGTGCCAAAACCGTGCTATCCTTGCCACCGCTAAATGACAGATATACTCCATCTTCACCAAATTCGTTTACCCATTCATTTATTCTACGTGCAGTCATGCTTATTTTTGCAGAAAGCGGAAGTGACTGCATCTGATATAAGTCTGACATTGTATGTTTTCCCATACCCTACTCCAATTCTTCCTCTGCCGGAAAGTGGAAATATCCATTCAGATTGTTAAATTCCACACGTTCGCAAGTATCCTTAACTACCACAGTTCCAAAGCCGCCTTTCATAGCAGCCTTTAGCGTTTCATTGAAATCATCTGGAATATCCGCATTTGTGATAAACTTGCCAGCATACGCAACTCTAAGCATTTCCATGGCTTTCTTCGCCTTTTCTTTGGAACTGTATTCAGCCATTTTTGTTCCCATTGCTGTCGAAGAGTTGTGGCAAAAGATAGCTGCGTGTTCAACATTCTCATATGCCATGCTCAAAGAACTGATTTCATATGGCATATCAATCGTCCCGTCCTGCGATATAACTCTCATAGAAAACCTCCTAATCTTTCATAAAGTCCGGTACATTCTCGTCATTCTCAGCAACTTCTCCGGCTACTTTCTCTGGCTCGACTGCTGCACTTTCGGTTGAACAAGGTTCCGCCGTAACAAATGGCTCACTGTTGGCGTTCTCCGTAATATCACGCTTGACCTGTTTCTGTAAATCTTCCATCGGATATTCCTTGAAATCGCCATCCTCGATTTCTTCCTTGGTATAAAGTCCCATTGTTAGTTCAGGGCAATTCAGACTAGAGAAGAATGATGCCGCTCTGTAACGAAGCATTAACTGCGGCATTGTTTTCCACTTGCTACCGTTCTTCTTCGTCCAACCTTCATCATCTGCCATCTGCATATTAACTTCCATGCCCTCAATTCTTCGACCATTTTTCATAGTCCACGCAGTGCAAGAATAAGGTTTTCCGTTCTTGTCCTTGGTTTCGTCGTACTGCAACTCCATGTCGAATTTGTTGCTGGCATTGATAGACGCGATCAAAAACTTACTGCTCCAGCTTGGCTTGCCCTGTATCAGAAAAAGGTTCTGCATAACCATAAGTGGGCTGATGTGCATTCTCTGCGCCTGCTCAATGGCGATCAAACAGTTAGATGGATTTTTCTGATACGTCTGCGGAACTATTGTTGACTCGGCTAACGCTTTTGCCATCTGCATAGCCATGATGAAATTGTCGGATGTTCCGAAAATTCCAAGGCTGTAATCGGTAACCTTGTTATTGTGTGTTGCAACCTCTGTCTTTTCTTCTGCCTTTACTAATTCTGTGTTCTCTGCCATAATTATTTTTCCTCCATTCCGCTTAAAATAGCTTTGATAACTTCTGCCATGCGTTCTTTTTCTTCATTTTTCAATGTTTCTGTGTCTTTCTTGGACTCCACACTATCATTTGCTCTCTGCAAAGCACGGTTGTATTTCTCCTCTCCGAGAGCATTCCTTAATGCTACTAAAAGAGTTATAAATTCAGCCATGATAACCGGCTCTCTTCCGTCTACTTCTATTGTTCCTAAATCTGATTTAATCATTTCTATTCCTCGCTTTCTTAAATCTCGTTAAATTTCTGCACCGCATACAACTCGTTTGGAGTCTTTGCGTACACATTGCCGTCAACTACCACAAGGTAATCAGCACCCTCTTTCTTAAGTTCAACCTTGCATGACTTAAGATTTACATAAAATCTCTTTGTTTTGATAACCATATCTATTCCTCGCTTTCTTCATACTTCTTCACAACTGCCACCTTATCAGCACCATAGGTTTCCACCCACTTCATATCCACGGTTTCATCCGTGACCGTCAGCTTTGCACCTTTGGCATTTACAACCGTGTCACCGGCTTTTACGGAATCCTCGGTGCGGTATGTATAACTTCTGGTGCTGTTTGGAAACTTTGCTTTGATATAATGCATCATTAACCATCCTTTTTCACATATCCATTTGACAAATTTTCAAGAATACGCAAAAGTCTTTCGTTTGTTCCTGAGACTTTTCTAAGTTTTTCTTCAAGGCAATATTTATTACTCATAAGTTCATCTACCTTTGTTCGCAAATCCGAGTTTTCAGCCTTCAATTTTTCAATATCATCCATGTACACGACCTCTCTTTCCTTTATTTCTCATATCTTTCTCGCAATACGGAAGAGAACAATGTCCGGCTCTTTCCCAGAACCCCTTACTTGCACTCTTCCAACGCTTGCACGACATACACCGTGCATCCGGCTGTGTGATGTTGTTGCTTGTCCCTACTCTTGACATTCTACACACCCTCAACTTTCAGCTGCTTGTCCTCTGTTACGCTCAAAAGAATTAACTGTGCATCCATATCCGGCACATTGAACTCATTCAGCGATTCTGCGTTATCAACAAAAATAGGCACGCTTACGCCGTATAACTCGCTAAGAGAACGGATAATATCAAGTCCTGCTACGATTCTGTGACCACTATTCAAAGTCGAATACGGAACGCCATTCACAGTACACTCGCAACAATCTTTCATACCGCCATTTAATTGCATTTCGAAGAGTTTGAAATTAACTGTCTTGAAATGGCTATTGATAGATTCAGAAACCTTATCCAGTTTGAAACGAATGAACTCTTCTAAGAGGTAAAGCATCTGTTCCTGGTCGGCAACTTTCTGCCCGATTTCTTTCTGCTCGTCGCGAAGCGTTTCGATACGATCATCAATCATAATGTTGTTAGCCGCCTGCGCAATAACCTTGTTCACTTCATCAAGCTGTGCCTGCAGATTGGTTTTCTCGGCTTTCAAATCAGTAACAACCTTGTCTGCGCCCTCGGATTCAAGCTTTGCAATATCAGCAAGAATCTTGTCATGCTCTGCTTTCAGCTTCACATATTCTTCATTCTGCGAATAATCAGCTTCTTCTGGTATCTCAGATAACAGTTTGCAAAGTTCCTCTTTATTCGTAAAAGTCCCCTGCTCCTGTTTCTTTAAGGAATCTATTTCCATTTGCAGATCAGCATTTTTCTTTGTCAGTTCCTCGATAAGATTTTTCTTCGCAAACCCATATGCCTTGATTTCTTCCAAGTTGGATTCTTTCTGGGTAATAAAGTCACTTTTTGAATCATTTAGTTTCCGCTTTGCATCTGCCTTGGCTTTTGTCTTTCTTTCTTCAAAATCAGCCTTTAACTGCTCAATCTTATCAGCCGGTAACTTCTGACCACATAAGGAACAAATCGTTGTAGATTCGTCAAATACCCACTTGGATTCATCAAACAGATATGGTGTTTCATCAAACGCCTTGGCTTTCTCGGCATTGTACTGCTCGCCCAGTTTCTTCCGCTCTGCATCCGCATCAGTGATAGTTTTTTCGTTATCAGAAATCTGTTTCTCTTTCAAAGAAATCGTAACCGCAAAATGTTCTAACTCATTTTTACAATCACGCAATTCAGCATCCATGATGCTTCTTTTGTTTGATAACTCGCGATTCATCGTCTGTTCCATGCCAGACATGTCAAACTGTAACTGCATTTCCTTACTTCTTAAATCGCCCAATGCGCTACCGGCATTCTCAATCTTCTTATCACATTCAGCGATTCTTCTTGTCAGATCAGTCTTTGCAAGCTCCTGTTCTGCCACATCCACATCAATCTTGGATTTTTCTGCTTCATCAATACGTACCGGAATTTCAGCCTGTTTCTTCTTCCACTCGCTCAAAGCCTTGGAAAACTTGGCACGAATATCATCCGTTGACGGTGCTTTCTCCAACTCGCCGAGTAATGGGGCATACTTAGCATCTGTCTGCGCCAGTTCAACATCCGATACATCCGTTGCAAGGCGCATCAGAATATCGCGCTGATCTTTCCATTTCAGAGAAGAAAAATACTGCGGATTGGTCAGCATCTTAAACATATCCTCGCTCTGTGCCAGATTTGAAACATAGGCTTTGAAATCAGCTTCACTCTTCGGATATCCGTCAATCTCAAACGAATTAACATTCCCCTGCAATACTGCCGTATCGGTTCCACGCTTCTTAACCCAGTTCTGTTTCTGTGTCTTGGAAAGTTCAACTTCCTTTCCATCTACATCCAGAATGGAAGACACCTTGATTTCCACGTTATCAATGCGGTTTCCGTCCTTATCCAACGGTCTGACATTGAACTTTTCCTCTCCGGCACTGTTCTTGTTAAACAGAAGCCATGTGAACGCATCGAATATGGTTGTCTTTCCTGCGGCGTTCTGTCCTTTAATACTTGTCTTATTAGAGAAATTCACATCAAGGCTCTTAATACCTTTGAAATTCTCCATATGTAACGATTTCAAAATCATTCGCATTATTCTACACCCCCACGATTCCTTTTATTGATAACTCATATGTAACTTTTTCCACAACGCGACCATCTTTACACGTTTTCTTATATCTCCGGCTCTGTAATCTTCCGTATGTGCTTACCCTATCTCCTAAAGCAAGTGAGTCCGTATACTCTGCACCCTTTCCCCATGCGATACAAGTGATCAAATCCTCTTTTCCGTTTTCTCTTACGTTTTTGAGTTTCACATCACAGATTT